TGATGACTGCTGGCCAATTAATGAAGGTTGGGAGGATTTATTTATTAAATCTGGTGAACATCATTTACTATTCCTTCACCCGTCACATCAGCGAACTATAGTAAGAGGAGGAATAGAACATTATAATAATTGTGGAGGTGTTTTTATGTTCCTAACACAGCAAGCGGTTAACCTTGTTGGGGCTTTTAATGAAATGTATGAGCTTTGGGGTCTAGAACATGCCGACTATTCGCAGCGTATCCATTATTCAGGAATAACACCAGCACCTTATATGCACTTAAAAAAGACTGATAAATACCTTTATTCAGAAGATTATAGCAACCCAAAACATAAGTCATCAATAAATAATTCAGAAAAAAACAGATTGTTTAAATTAAATTTTCCTAAATTCGTAAACAGATCACAGACAGTAAAGATACCTTTATGACCGACCAAAGGATTTTATTTAAGTTTGCGACACGATCTAGGCCGACCCTATTCAAACGAGCTATGGAAAGTATCATAAGTAATTGCGAGAGCGATAACTATGTTATTTTGGTGTCTATTGATAAAGATGACAAATCAATGGATGTAGAGTTTGATTATGAGAACACGATGATCGTTTGCAAAAGTTCAGAAAGCAAGATTCACGCAATTAATCGAGATTTTGAATTTGTATCAGATTGGGATATTCTTGTGAATATGTCTGACGATATGGTTTTTACTAAGAAGGGTTTTGATAATATTATAAGGCAAGAGTTTTGGGCAACAGTTAAAACCATGAATTTAGATTGGTGCCTACACTTCCCTGACGGAAACCGAAAAGACCTGATTACTATGGCTGTTATGGGGCGCGAGTATTACGACAGGTTTGGATATGTGTACCACCCAGACTATAAGAGCCTCTATTGTGACGATGAAATGACAGCCGTTGCAAAGCAGTTATGCAAATACAAATATGTAGATGAACAGATAGTTCAACACCTTCATCCGGCATACGGAAAAGCCAAGTTCGATAAACAATACCAGCATACAGAATCGTTTAATATTGTGGATAGGCAAACATTTGAAAGGCGCAAGGCTAATAATTTTGATTTATGAAGCTATCTATTCTCATATTAACCCTAAAAAACAGAAAGAAGCACCTTTCTAATTTGTTTCGTATTATAACAAAGCAAATAGTTGAGGGTGTTGAGGTGTTAACAGAAACGGATAACGGTGAAACCCCGATAGGGTTAAAGCGCAATAATATACTTAAAAGGTCTAAGGGTGAGTATGTTGTATTTATTGACGATGATGATGAGGTAAGTGATGATTACATTCAAAAGATATTAAAGGCAATTAAAACAAATCCAGACTGTTGTAGTTTAACAGGTGAGATAACGATTGATAATGGAGAGCCGGAAATATTTGAACACTCTATTAAATACAGCGAATGGAAAACTGTGGAGGGTCAGGTTCCTAAGTATGAGCGTTACCCTAACCACTTAAATGTTATTAAAAGGGATATTGCAATTAAATATGATTTTATTCCAGTTAATCACGGTGAGGATCTTGACTGGTCTACAAGGATATTCAGAACAGGAGATTTAAAAACAGAGGCCACAATTGAGGGGGTTATTTATAAATACAAATTTATATCTAGGAAATGAATGTAATATCTTTTTCACTATTCGGATTCAACAAGGACAGGCAAAAGGATTGCTTTGACTTCCACAGTTATTTGAGGGGGTTAATGATTAATTTGAGGCTGGCTAGGTTGCTTTTTCCTGATTGGAGGGTTCGATTGCATATTGACCAAGTGAGTTATGATGCCTTTGAGCGATTATTTGAATTGCTATCAGGTGATGAGTGGAGCAATATAATTGACATTGTAATTTGTGATGAGGCTCCATTAACTAAGTCTATGTTGTGGAGATTAAAGCCAGCATTCGATCCTAATGTAGAGCGTTTTATTTGTAGGGACTTAGATAGTCCTTTAACTTATAGGGATGCTCAGGCTGTACAAGATTGGATAGAAAGCGGAAAGGCTGCCCATGCAATTACTGATAGTGTTAGCCACAATATTAATATGTTGGGCGGCATGGTTGGGTTTACCAAATACTTTATGGATAAGGTTGGAGTAAGGGATTGGGATAGCCTAGTAAATCAAATGGGAGGGTATGACCGAAAGGGAGCAGATCAGGATTTGTTAAACACTTTCGTTTATCCACACTTTGCTGTAAAAGGTACAGACTCAATTAAACAGCATTATGTTTTAGGTATGCCTAATTCATTCTTAGATGGTTGGACAAATGAAATACCTGATGTAGAGGTTCCTGGTGTACATCACTACCACAAACAAAGTGACGATATTTGTGGGCATATAGGTGCGGCGGGCTATTACGAGCCACCATTATTCAAATACTTAAATAAGTACTGGGATAGTTTTGATGACATTTCTAGTATTGAAAAGCATTACCCTAAAAACCTTTTCTTTTGGAATTTCCGAGAGGATTTAATTCAAACCGTATGACCGCGAAAGATTTTGATAAAATAGAGCCTTGCTTTAAGGTGATAAACGATAAGATTCCTTGGGGGCCGTGGATTTATGATGTGTTAAATTTTTCACTACCCAAATATCATAGGCTTATTAATTCTCATAACGTATTATTATCTGGTGGTAGCTGGAAGATTGCAGGTATTTCTAAAACGAGTAATATTGATTCTGTATATAATGAATTGGTAGGCGTTAAGAGTAAAATTTTCAAATTTTTAGATAGTGTTGAAAACCCGTATATGTATTTGCTATCCCCTATTTATGAGTATGGGTCTGGATATGATTATAAAAACAGTATAGGTGGAACATCTGGGTATAAAAAAAACAGGTATTCTGGTTTAGTTAATTTGGATTTATCAATAGAATATGCAAAACAAAGGCTATTAAAGACATGATAATATTTGGAGAAAAAGGGTTTATTGGTTCACACTTAGCAAATGAAAAACTACCAGATAATTGCATGGCTTATTTATTTGGCCGTAGTGATGGGGGTAAACCTGTTGAGTTGTATAGGCAAATAGAAACGCTTCACAATTCAAAGCTGGAAAGTTACCAACATAAAATAGTTTACGCTAGTTCTATTTATTTAGGGCGTGTAATTAATCCTTATACATTAACAAAGGGTTATACTGAATATTATTTTAATGATAAGAAAGCTACGGGATTGAGGTTTTGTGGTATTTACGGGAACGGAGGAAAGGGTATAATTAATAAACTTGTCGATGCTGCTAGGACTGGTAAGATGATTATAATTAATGATCCGTTTGTTCAGCGTGAGTTTATGCACGTAGAGGACGCTTGCCGATGGATAATAAAAGCTGTAAATAGTGATAAGAAGATAATACAGGCTGGATCGGGACAGCGCACCAATATACATAACTTGGTAGAATTAATCGAGGAGGTAAGCGGTAAGAAGATAAATGTGGATTACGTTAAAACAAAAGAGGAGCCGAAGCAAATATTTTGCTCTGAATCAATTGAAAACCCAATAACACTAAAAGAAGGAATAGAAAGACTATGGAAAGAATTGTAGTAATAAGCACAAACCATAACCCTGATTACTTTTTCTATGTACCTATAACAACATGGGCATGGCAAAAACTAGGATGGAAAGTAGCATTGTTTTACACGCATGACTTTGATTTAAAGCTACTGGATTGGGAGTGTAAGCCCGATTACCTGTGTAAGATTCCACAAATAGATGACGTAAGGACAGGAACATTGGCGCAAGTGTCGCGCCATTTCTCCTCTAACATGCTTCCAAGGGATGCTTACATTCTTTTGTCCGACATTGATATGATTCCATTAAGTGATTACATTCAACCAGAATATGATAAAAAGACTATTTGGGGGTGGGACTTAACGGGTTACGGGTTTGTGCCTGTGTCGTATATTGGAATGATGGGCCAAGAGTGGATGGATTTAATGGGCTGTACCTTCAATATGAAAAAGGATATGGAGGACGCAATGAAGTTAAACGGTAGAGCTTATAAAGAAAAATGGGAGGACTACTGGGATGCTGACTGGGAGATATTAACCCAAAAGGTAAACCCTCGAAAGGATGAGTTTGTTTCAATTGATAGGGGGTTCGCTCATTTGGCTAAAGATGCAACAGCAAGAGGTAGGGCAGATAGATACAATATAGAGGCTACAATGAATCAAGAGCCTTTAATTGATTGCCATGCTGAAAATAACAACCCGTCACACCCTGTTAAGTTTGAACCACTATTAAGAGTATTAGAAAAAGCCTTTGGGGAATACCCTGAATGGTTAAAAGGATATGCGGAAACACATCATACACTATACGGACAATAAAAACAGGAAATTATGAAAAAAGCAAACGGATTAGTAGGTTTAATTCTTTATCTAGTATTAATTTTAGCGCCCATATTTGGCTGGGGTAGGTGTATTTATAAGTCAATTAATTGTAATTGGTCACCAATAGGTAAGGCTGAGATAATATACACTGCAGGCGTTTTTACTGGTACGGGAGCGATTATTGGGTATTTTAATATAGACGACAAATAATGATAATACACCACCATCTAGGACTAGGAGACCACTTTATTTGTTATGGGCTTGTGAGGCACTTTTCGGAAAGTGAAGATGTCACATTGGTTTGTAAAAAGACTAATCATGAAACGGTTGTTGATATGTATAAACATCATTGTATTGAAATTATTTGTGTTGATGATGACAGTGGGGCGAATGAAATATTTAAAGGCTCCAGAAGGAAAATATTAAAAATAGGCTTCACCTCAGAATGTGAAACAGAGGAAGAGTTTGGCCGTGAGTTTTACAGACAGGCTGGGCTACCATACGAAACTAGATGGAAGTACGAGCTACCTAAACCTAATAAAGTTATCCAGCCTGTTATTAAGAATCAGGTAATAATTGCAGATTCAGCAGACTACCCAATATTTATAGGAGCAAGCTCATTTACGAGACTTATAGACGTTGGATCAATGCTACAATGGAAGGAGGTGTTAGAGAATGCATCCGAAATTCACTGTATAGAATCATCTGTAAAACAGTACATTGAGTTTTTAAATCCAAAAGGTAAGTTATTTTTACATAAATTTAAAGGTAAATCGTGGAGGGTAGTCCCTTCTAAACATAACTGGACAATAATAGAAAATTAAACCATGGCAAAAAGAGGACGTAAATCAAACGCTGAGAAAGCTAGAATAGCAGCAGAGAAAGCAGTTAAAACAGGAACAGTTATACCTAAAGAGGAGACAGAGGTAAAGCAGGAAACAATAAAAGGCCCAACCGAAAACCTAAAAGATCAATTCTTTAAAGATGGTATTAGCGGATGGAATAACCACCTACCTCTTTTATGGATTGCGCTAGAAGCAACAGGTGAAGGTGATGTTGTTGAGCTTGGATGTGGTGACGGTTCAACTAATCAATTGGATTTATACTGTAAAGCTAAAGGCCGTAAACTATACTCATTTGAAATGCTTCCTGAATGGCTAGAGAGATTCAAGCCACTAGAAAGCGACTACCACAAGTTAGAGGCTATACAAAACAAGAACTGGACAGGCGTTCATGTTAGACATGCAAACGCAACAGTAGTGTTAATAGATCATAATCCAGGTGAAGATCGCGGTGATAGGCTAAGGCAATTTGAAGATAATCAAGGTATTGTTGTATGCCACGATTCAGAGCCTAGACCATGCGGCGGTAATTACGGTTGGGATTTCAGTACATGGAAGTATGTAATTCATGTAGCTGTACCAATGAACGGCGAAACTAATGGAACGTGGGCAACAGCGGTATCTAATACAATTGACATTACTAAGTTTAAGGGGCAAGTGTTTGGAAACTACACTGTAAGCTAATGATAAACAAAGAGCAGTACGAGATGTTAACCCCGTACAGAAAACACTTGGATGTATTTAGAAGGACTGGGGGGGAGTATACTGGTAGTCATGAGGTGTTTAATATACACAAGAGTATAACAGGTAGGCAAACAAACACCAGCTGTCCGGGATGCAGAGCTGCAACATTATTAGAGTTAAACATGATGATCGCAAAGTATGAAGGAAGTATGTAGGGTTTGTTTCCTAATAGATGGAGACAAAAGAAAAAAGGAAGGAAAGTTTTGCAAGGCTTGTGATGCTTTCATATGTACCAAATGTGAACCAGACATAATTAGGAGGGGAGTAGCAATGTTAAAAGATAAATGGAGATGAAAAAGCTATTATTAATTATACTAACATTATCAATTCTGAGTTGTAAGAAAGAACCTCTACCAACACCTGAGTCAGAGCAACAAGATACATCCAGAGTGGTGAAGGATTACAATTTCTACATAACGTCAAACAAAAAGGTTCTACTATACATTAACGGAGTAAACGAGTTTCCTGTTAAATCTGAATACAACCTACAATCAGGTGACAGTATTAGGCTACACGCTGAAAGCTATGGATCAAGGCTAGACATAGATGTTTACCTTAACCATATTAGAGTAGATAACGCCCATTGTGAAAACTGTAAACTAGACTATCTAAAACTATTGGACTAATGAAACCTAAGATAATTAGGCTAACATATTTCATATTTAAAGGTAAACCATGCAGCAAAATAGTATACATAACAGAGAACGAAAAGGATCAATTTGCATCAACAAACATCTACGACGCTAAAGTGTACAAAGATGAAGACCTAGATATTAAACAATTATGTGAGGGAAAATGCAACATTTCAGGAGATTATAAGTATCTTAAAGAATCAATCGAACTAGAATATAAAACCAATGGCTAAAGAAGGAAGAGACGAAAAAGGAAGGTTTGTAGCCGGAAACCTATTTCAGAGGTATGTTGAAAACTGGAACGGAGGTAGACCACCTAAATACGAAACACCGAAAGATTTAGCTAATGAAATAGCAGAGTACCTTAAATATGAGGACAAGCTTAAAAGGCCAGACCAATATTCTAAAGCAGGAAAAGGGGTATACACACTTAGCGGTTGTGCCCTTTATCTTGGATTCTCTTCAAGGGATGCACTACAAGAGTACGAAAAGAAAGATCCGTTATTTTCCGACATTGTAGGGGCTTTCAGGCTGTTTATGTCACACTGGAACGAACAAAAGATGTATTGGGGAGGCACTTTCCCGGCTGCTCAGTTCTGGTTGAAGAACTTTGGCGGCTATACAGATGAGGTAACACAGAACCAGATCCAAACAATTAACGAGGTTAATATAAACGAAAAACAAAGGGATGACGTTTAACGAGTTGATGAGTGAGCCTGTAACATGGGGGGATGTTTTAGTGGGGGGTGTTGCCTCCGTTGTTTCAGTTATATTATCTACAGGATGTTTAATATTATGGAATGCTTATAAGAAGTATAAAAGCGACATAAAATAGGTTTTGTTTTCCCCATGGAGCAACCGCACTCTTATATTGATAATCAGGTAGTTGAGAAATGACCCTAAACTTTGATACAACACCAGTATTCACAAGGAATTATGCCTCCGAAAAGAAGATTAAGGTTAACCGTGGAGGAACGCGAAGCAGTAAAACAAGGTCTATTGCTCAACTTAGCCTTTTATGGCTTCTCACTGGAAACGTTGGTAGGGATAGAAACATACCAAAAGGCGTATGGTCAACCGTACGTAAATACTCTACCACTCTTGATTCAACTGTCATAAGGGATTTTGAGGAGGAGATTGAAAAGCAACAGGTTTGGAGTTTCATTGAGCGTAACAAAACAAAGCGAACCTACAAACACGGTGATAGGCTTGTTGAGTTCTTTGGTGCGGATGATGACCAGAAGCTAAGAGGATCGAAAAGGGTTATACTCTACTGCAACGAAGCTAACGAACTAGCATTTAATAAGCAATTCTTTCAGTTACTCATACGTACAGAGCATGATGTTTTTATTGACTTCAACCCAGATGATGAGAATATCTGGATTAACACCGAGCTAGAACAAAAGAGGCAGCACGACAAAGGGGACGTTGATGTAATAGTTTCCACCTACAAGGATAACACATTTCTGCCCCAATCACTCATAGAAGAAATAGAATACCTAGAGCGTAATGATCCGGAGTTTTGGAAAATATACGGCCTTGGTGAATATGGCAAAGTGTTCGGATTGATCTTTGAGAACTTTGAAATTGTCAAGGAGATGCCGGAGGGGTCTAAGTTTATTGCCTATGGTATGGATTTTGGGTTTACCAACGATCCTACTGCTGTATTAGAGGTAAGGGAGCAAGACGGTGAACTATTTATCAATCAGCTCATCTATCAAACAGGGTTGACCAATCAGGATATTGCTAAAAGGCTAAGGGAGTTAGAGGTAACACCCCAACAGGAAATAGTAGCGGATAGTGCGGAACCTAAGTCAATCCATGAAATATACACCGAAAGGTTTAATGTAAAGCCAGCCGCAAAGGGCAAGGATAGCATAAAGAACTCTATAGATATTCTAAAGAGGTACAAATTAAACATAACCGCTAATAGTAGTGACCTATTAAAAGAGATTAGGACTTATAAGTGGGCCATGGATAAGGAGGGCAAGAGTATTAACTCCCCTGTAGACTTTAATAACCATGCTATTGATGCATTAAGATATGTGGCCTTAAACAAGTTAAAGCGTAGCAATTCTGGGGTTTATGGAATTGTGTAAATCAATTAAACAAAAACCAACTTTTTTATACTTATAGATATGACAATCAACGCACCGACTTCGTGGAAAGATGTTACAGTAAAACAGTATCAGGAGCTTAAGGAGGTTCCTAGTCTGGGGTTTGATCCTTTGGATGCCCAGTTAAGGATATTGCAAATACTTACAGGGGTTTCAGATGAGGTTTATTTAAATATGCCTATGCCATTAGTGGTTAAGCTGATAAAGAAGGTTGATTTTATCAATGAATTGCCAAAGAATCTAATACGTAAGCATACGATCAAGATAAAAGGCAGAAGGTTTAGGGTTAATTACTTAGTACAGACTTTAAACGCAGGTGAGTATATTGATTTAATGAATCTAACCAAGGACGGAAAGGCGGATGATAATATTGTAAAGATATTGGCGATATGTTTAAAGCCTGTTAATTGGATGGGTGGCCATAAAAAGGGGTGCTATAAAAAGAGTAAGGATGGGTTTTTAATCCAAACGGATGAATCTAGGAGGTGGACAGAGAAAAATATCCCAGAAGGCTTAACCATGGATATTGTAATTCCGTTGAGTGGTTTTTTTTTGAAAACTTGGCAGGGCTTAATAAGCGGTATGCAGGACTTTTTGAGCAAGAAGGCGAAGATAGCAATGGAGACAGCGGAGAAAGAGTTAAGCCTGCAAATGGATTTGCCGAAACATACGGTTGGCACGCAACCTTAGACGCTTTAAGTAATGGCCGTAGGGAGATATGGGATTACTTTATTGATATGAATGTTATTCCGTTTTTAAATTCGGTAGCGTATTATAAGGCTAAACAGGATTACGAGAAGTTTATAATAGAACAAAATAGGAGGAAATTTGCCACTAGATAGATCAGCAGTAGAATTTATAAATAAAGACTTCACACCTACAACGGTTCCTGAGGTTCTTGCTGTTTATCAAGATGAGATAATAAACGCACTAAAGACAAACCTAGAGGAAGCGCATAGGGTTTCAACGGGGACGTTAACCCAATCTATTAGGGTTGATGTAGAGCAGGATGAAGATGTTGTTTCGTTTACCTTGTTCATGGAGGACTATTGGAGGTTTGTAGATGAGGGTAGAGCTAAAGGAGGAAAGCAGCCGCCAATTGATGCAATGCTAGACTTTATTAAGTTTAGGGGTATTGTGCCAAAGCAGCCAAGGCGTAAATCGTTGAAGCCTAAAAAGAAGTCATTAAGCATGGATAAGCGGAGAAAGTCGCTAGCGTTTGCAATGGCTAAATCTATAAAAGAAAAAGGAATAAAGCCTACAAACTTCTTTAGTGATGTGGTGAATGATAACCTTAAAAAGAGATTAACAAACGATATATCAAAAGCTTTAGCCAAAGATATTAGAATTGAATTTCAATTGACAAACGAAGCATTAAATGGCTAATATAACAATACAGCAAAGCCCAGAGGCAATAACGCCAGCATACGAAGATATGGTCTACGTGGTGTCGGGGTTAAATTCTTCACAGGCTAATTTTAAGTTTATTGCTGACATACTAGTAAATGGGGAGACAACTAGGATCGCGGTGTTTCCTGATTCGGTTTATAATGTTGGGGTGTTTAATATTTCAAAGATCGTGTCTACTTATTTAGGGTCAGACATTTCTACTGATTCGTTTGGGTTTCAGGAATGCCCTAATAGTATTATTGATTATACGGTACAATTTGGGGAGGAGTACGGGGTTAGTTCTTCGGGGACTACGGTTTATCCAAATCAGGTTAGCTCGTCACTTGCTGCCTATAATGGGAATGTTGATTTCCTTCCTTTTCAATCGTATGATTACACGACTAAGGTAATGGCAGATGGTAGTAGCGCAAACTATTTGACTAACGCACCAAGTTCAGGAGTTATTAGGAGTAGTGAAAATGCGTGGCTGCATGGAATGACAGAATCGAGTGGTGCGGTGTATCATGCTAAAGTGGTGACTTATGATAGTGCTGGATCAATATTACAAACAGTTAAGATCAATAACCCTTTCCAAGCAATACCAAGCACAAATAGTAAAAATATTCGTTTAGGGTCAGGACCTAGCAACCTTAACTCAATACCTACAAGTGCTATTACTGATGGAGGGGCGCAACCAATTATAACCGCTTCTGTTGTTAAGTATGATGTTACTTTTCAAACGTATGATGAAACGGCGGTATCAAATACATTCACCTACCTAGTAGATGATGAGTGTACAAAGAATACTGTTTACCGTTTGCACTTTCTAAATAAGGATGGTGGTTATGATTCTGTTAGTTTTATAAGGGCCAGCAATAAGAGTCAAACAACAGAAAAAAGGCAATTCAAGAAAGCTACAGGAGGGTTGACCAGCTCTACGGCTTATGGATATTCAACAAAGGATAGGCAGGCTTCTAATTATTATAGCAAATCCACTGAATCTATTCAAATTAGGAGTAACTGGATAAGCGAGGGTACAAGTACATGGCTATCTGAATTAATTGATAGCCCAGAGGTTTGGGTTGAGGACGAAACTTATGGGCTTGTTGCTGTTAATATTATAGATCGCGCTTATAGTTACAAGACAGCGGCGGCGAATAAGTTGTTTGATTTGACTATTTCGTTCAGGTATTCATACGACAAATTTAGACAAAGCCTGTGACAACATTAGAGTTAGTTAGTAGTGGAGTAGTTGATTTACAGGATAACATACCAATATCCTTAAATTATTCTATTGCCGATATTCGGGAGCCTCAAAAAAGGTCTGCCCCATTCTCTAAAACAATAAAGCTTCCGGGTACAGATAATAACAATGACTTGTTTAAGCATATTTATGAGATAAACAGTTATAGTAGTTTTAATCCAAAGGTTAAGGCTAAGGTTGTTATTTCAGAGGATGGTATTCCTGTGTTGGTTGGTAATATGCAACTAAAGAGTGTATCTATTACTGATGGAAATATTGAGTATAGTGTTGTTGTAGTTGGTGAGAGTGGAGGGTTCTTTCAAGCTATTGAGGGGCAAGAGTTGACCGACCTAGACTTTACCGAGTTTGACCATACATTAGAGTATGATAATTTACTTGACACATGGTTGTCGTCTGTTTATGGTGCAGGTTATGTTTACCCATTGTTTGATGACGGAAAGAATAACGGCCTTTCTTGGCCTATAACATCCTTCGCTCCTGCTATTTATGTTAAGGAGTATGTTGATAAAATATTTTCTGCTGCTGGTTGGACTTACACAAGTACGTTTATTGACTCAGATTATTTCAAAAGATTAATAATACCATATTCGGGGGGTAAGGCTAAGTTGGACGATGCGGCAATGCTTGATCGTACCTTCGAGGTTACTAATAGTGCTGATATTACTTGGACGTTTAAAAGTGGCAATCAAATAGTATTTGATACAGAGACAAGTGATCCGGGCAATGATATTACTGGGGGCGTGTTTACTGTTCCTGCTACTGGGGTTTATAAATTCTCGTTTAATTTAACAGTATCATATAAGGATAGGTTAACGTTAGAGATTAATAGAGATGGCATTCAATATTTGTATTATTATAGAGAGTTTGGAACAAAAACGAGTCAGCCATATACGATAACTACAAACGAGGTTAACTTAATAAAAAATCAACAAGTGTGGGTTAATGTGGCTGGTGGAGATAGTAATACTACTTCTAATTCTGTTACACTACATGCTGCCTCTACATTTTCGGGAATCTCAATTAATAGTGGTGTAGCGGAGGGTGATACAATGGTTGTTAATAATACTATTCCAGAAAATATAAAGCAGCGTGATTTCATAATGTCTATTTTCAAGGCTCACAATCTTTATGTTGAGCAAGACCCAGACAAAAGCAACAATCTACTAATTGAGACTAGAAACGATTATTATTCTGACGATGTTGTGGATTGGTCTGAATTTGTGGATTACTCGCAACCAATTGAAATAAAGCCTTTGGGTGATCTGTCGGGCCGAAGATATTTGTTTTCATACAAAGCTGATACAGATTATTACAATAAGGATTACACTAATACGTATGATGAGATTTATGGGCAAAAGTTATACTCTACTGACAATGAGTTCTTAGTTAATGATATTAAGACTGAATTAATATTTAGTCCTACTGTAATGATTGGAGATAGGGAGGGAATATATCCTAATGGAATATTTAGGTTTGTTTATCCTAGTCTTAGTAATGTTGCGTATATGGATGAGGGGGCATCCCCTAAATCTGCAAACATTAGGTTGTTATATTGGGGTGGCTTAAAGGGGTCTCCGTATTGGGATGTGTCAACTGACTCAGGAAGTATAGCGGCCCCTAGTGCTCTTGGTGCTTATTTTTATCCCTATGCAGGCCATTTGGATGATGTGAACACCCCTACTATTGATTTGTCATTTGGGCCTCCTAGATCATTGTATTACAATACAGAGTCATATACCAATAATAATTTATGCAATGCTTATTATAAGCAGTTTATTGAAGAAATAACAGACAAGGATAGTAAGGTTGTTAGTTTTCCTGTTTTATTAGATGCAGTTAAGGTGTCTAATTTAGACTTTAGGAAAAAATATAGAATAGGTGATAGTCTTTACAGGTTGAATAAGGTAACAAATTACAACCCAGTTGAGCCTAATATATGTAGAGTAGAAATGTTGTTAATTCGAGGGGTTGCAGAATTTACAGGGTCAACAACAACTAGCAATGGAGGAATAGACACAGAATTATAATGGCAGACAATACAGATTATTTTCCACAGATACGGACAGTTAATAAGCCGAATGAGTATGTGAACTCTACTATTAGAGGTAGAGGGAATACAGTTGACAAGACCGCCGAGAATGTAATCGTAAATGGAGCTAATAATTATGTAGGAGAAGGTTGTCGAGATGTTAACCTGTTAAATTCGTCTGGTTGTACGGTTTCTTCTGGTGTTGTTGGAATTAATATGATTTCCTGTTCTGGGTTAACAGCTTTTGACAGCGGGAAAATATACATTGAGAATGTAGAGATTTCAGATGACTCGTTTATTTCAAGCGGGTCAACTTATAGCCAGTCATTTATAACTGTGTCGGGGGCATCTTTGTATTATATGACTACTGCCAATTACACTGTTGTTAGTGCTCATGGTTCAAATGAAATCTACCTACCAGAGGCGTCGGGCCAAACACAGGTTTTTAATTTAAAAAACCAAACGGGTGGCGACTTTACTTGGTATCCTTTTGGTAGTGGAAATTACATAGAGGATGAATCAAGTATAATAACCGCTGATGGTGAGAGTATAACATTACAGAGTGACGGATCAAGTAATTACATAATAATATGACGTATATAAAGAAAACCCAGATACAGGCAGTAGATGTAACTGGAAATGTAAAAGATGTTGGAATTGGTGGAGTTAATGCCGTTAATAGCTCAACGTCCCCACTTAACGCTTCTGGTACGTTTACTGGGGCGTGGACTGATTGCTCTCGGTTTAAGAGTATTGTAGTTTCCTTAAAGACTGATAAAGATAATACAAGTGTAACGGGTAGGTTTTCAGGAGAATTAATAAGAGATATTGATGCATAATGGCTGAAGAAATTGTATTAAACGTATCGGTCAATGCTGATCCGTCAATAAAAGAGGTAAAAGACTTAAAGAAGCAATTCGCGGAGGCGGAGGACGCTGTATTTAAGTTAGCCGGAGCAGGAAAGAAAAACACGGAGGAGTTTAGGAAAGCTTCATTAGAAGCCGCGGCTTTAAAGCAAGAGGTTGATAATATTAACACCTCTTTAGATGACTTAAAGCCAGAGGCGAAGCTTGCTGCATTTGGGAAGGTTACCGCTGGTCTTGCTAGTGGGTTTGCTGCTGCTACTGGTGCTGCTGCATTATTTGGTGATGAAAGTGAGGACTTACAAAAAACACTCGTTAAGGTTCAGGCTGCTATGGCCTTTGCTGAGGGTATTCGAGGACTAAAGGATTTAAGTGAGGGGTTTAAATTGCTTAAAGCGGTAATACTTGCTAACCCTTTATTTTTAATTGCCTCTGTGTTAATTGCCATTGGTACGGCAATGTTCGCGTTAAAAGATAAGATCAAAATTGTTGGCGCCGCCTTTGACGCAATGGGTAAGGTGTTAGACTTTATCATTAAAAAGACAAAGGAGTTTACTGATGCTGTTGGGCTGTCTAATTTCGCACTAGAGGAGCAAAGGGAAAAACTTTTGGCATTAAATGAGATGCGAGGGGTCCAATCTGAAAAGGCTTATGATAAACAGATAAGAGCAGCACGAAGGGCAGAAAAGGCAACAGAGGAGTTGGAGATAAGAAAGATTGAAACCTTAAAAAAATTAAACGCTGAACGAATTAAATTATTGGATTCTTCTAATGAGGAGGAGCGCGATCAAATACGTGAATTGCAGGCAGCAAACGAAGAGTTTACAGAGAAGATACTTGATTTACAGGCGGCTAGAACCAAAAGGCTAAAAAGTGAACACGCTAAAAGGTTGGAGATTGAAAAGGAGGCGCTAGAGGAAAGGAAGCGCCTAAATGATGACATGGAGGATGATTTAGAACTCGATGAGGGTGATATTGATCCAAGGGTTAAAAGGTGGCAAGACCAAACCAAGGCTTTAAAAGAGGAGTTAGAGGAAAGAAGAATAACAACAGAGGAGGATGATTTAAGGCGACTAGAACTAGAAGAGGCAAAAGCTATAAAGGATTTAGAAGATCGTTTTAGTGAGGTTCAACAGGATGAGGAATTTGCACGATTAAAATTAGGAATTGAGGAGGAGTTTCAGAAGGAAAAAACTAGGATTGAAAATGAACAACTAGAAAAGCAGAAAGCAGAAAGGTTGCAAGCTGCTCAGGAGAGTATAGACCTTAACCAAAATAGATTAACAACAATTCAAGGGTTGAGTGATTCCTTTTTTGCTATTCGTAAAAAGAATTTAGAGGAAGGTAGCAAAGAGGAAGAGAAGGTAGCACGTAGGCAGTTTAATATAAATAAGGCTTTACAAATTGGACAAGCGGCAATAAATGGAGCGCAAGCAGTTGTTAAGGGTATTGCTCAGTTTGGTCCTCCACCTTCGCCTGCTGGTATAGCGGCAATTGCGGCAGCAGCGGCGGCAACAGCAGCATCTATATCAAAGATTTCATCTACAAAATTTGAGTCTACGGCTAGTGCAACGGCTCCAAGTATTCCGTCTGTGGATATTCCAACATTAACACCACAACAAGACGTAAGCACTCCGGGCGTTCCTTTGGGTCAGGTAGGGGAAACTTTATTAAATCCAGATGGAACAGTAAAAGGGCAGGAGAAGCAGGCTATAATTAAGGCGTTTGTAGTTGAAACGGACATAACAAGCAGCCAGAACAATGTGAAGGATATTGAGGAGAAAGCTAGTTTTGGGTAACAATTATTAACGCGCCATTAAAACGGCGGTTAGTTTTGTATTAACTACAATCACTACTTTAGTTCTTCGTAGGTATCTTTGAATATAGAAGCCTTGCAAGGATAAAAGTCTCTATCACCTGTTGGAAAAGGCTCTTTAATAACCCAATCACCATTCATTACTTTCATATCACCTTCTTTAGTTTCTATTAATAGGCTAAATTGTGGTGCGCCTTTCCCTGCTAAATATGCTGTCTCGCTTTCTAATTCTTGATGCAG